GTGTTCTTTGCTTATGATTATCCAGAATATACGGATGATATTGAAAGATTTAGTAAACTTGCATCGTGGACTATTGAATGTATTCGATGGTTTGATGGCCGGGTAGATAAAGTTTACTTGGAAGATTATGCATTTGCAGCGACAGGAAGAGTTTTCAATATTGGAGAGAATACTGGAATACTCAAAAAACAACTCAAAGAAGCCGGATTCAAATATGTTACAATCCCACCCACAGTAATCAAAAAACATGCCACAGGAAAAGGAAATGCCAATAAAGAATTAATGTATGAAACGTTTTTGTCAGAATCACACGTTGATTTGAAGAGTCAGTTGTCTCCAAAATCAACCAAAATTTCTAACCCTGTATCTGACATTGTAGATTCATTTTACATTTGTAAGACAGGATTTCACTTAAAGGAACAGTTATGCGAACCCCCAATGAGCAAAACCCTTATCTAGTTGAAACAAAAAATGGACAAATATTGAAATTTAATAAAATAGATGCAGATAACGAAGCCGCAACCAAGCAATTAGATGGTGATGATGTTGAAGTATTTCATGATGGAAAACTTCAATATAAATTACATGGCATCGAACAAGGTAAACTTTTTTAAGAAAAAACTTGACATTTGTTAAATGATTTGTTATAATAATACAATGGAAATAAAATATGTTTGATAAAATTTTACAGGCGGTTCTAAGGTTTTTTGGAAAAGAGAAACCCGAACCGCCGACAGAAGAAAATAATGAATCCCTTGAAGCACTTGAAAGAATAGAGGCTCTTGATAATATTGGAGAATCTTCATGAGCATGATGAAGTTCGATGATTCTAAAATAAAAGAAATTCGGAAAAGAAAAGAACAAGGACTTCCACCACCACCACCACCTGAAGGGGATGTGGTTGAACAATCAAAGAATGCAAAGGGTGGAAGTGAGTTAATTTATCAAAGAGTCAAGGAGAGAGTGCCTGATGACCTCTGGAACTACTTTCAGATCATTCTTTCAAGGGTTCGTGAATACGAAGATAAACCGAAAATCCTTTGGTTTCAGGACACATCGAGAGATCCAGAAGTACAATTTTTAAAAGATAAAACTTATCGTGACAAGTTTGTACGATTTGTATTTCCTTCTGATTGGTCACTTGAAAAATATAATATGGATCTCGATGTTGAATATGAAAAGAGTGTTGTACTCAAAAATGCAATAGAACCAATTCCAGTACATACCAAACCAAAAGACGGCCCGATTCGACTTGCATATACTTCTACACCACATCGGGGATTGGATGTATTGATTGGCGCATTCAAAGCATTGAAATTGGAGAATGTGGTACTTGATGTTTATTCAAGTTTTAAGATATATGGTTGGGAAGAACAAGACAAAGAATGGGAACCCCTTTATAATGCATGTAAAGAAACGCCAAATGTGAATTATCATGGAACAGTTTCTAATGATGAAATTCGGTCAGCGTTACAACAAACACATATTCTTGCATATCCAAATGTTTATCCAGAAACAGGATGTATATCTGCAATCGAAGCAATGAGTGCAGGATGTATTGTAGTGTGTCCAAATCTTGGGGTTCTTCCAGAAACGTGTGCAAACTTTGCATGGATGTATGGATTTGTCCAAGATAAGACTGAACATGCAAGGAAGTTTGCATATGTGCTAAAAGATGCAATTAATAATTTTTGGGAACCACCAGTTCAAGCCGGTCTTGCATTTCAAAAACAATACTATGATATGCACTATGATATTGAAACTACTGCAAAACAATGGACAATGATGTTAGAAACAATCAAGAATAATATTGAAAACACTAAGGAGAAAAAATCGTAATGGCAAAGAAAGTGAAAACAGAACGAAAACCGATGAAAATAAAACGTACTCGTAAGATTTCAGAAGAACAACGTGAGGCTCTTCGGGAACGCATGAAAGATATGCGGAAAAAACGAAAACCAGCAGAATATAAAAATGTGAATGAACGTGTTCTTGCTCTTCCAGATGATGATACTTATTCCTTTAAAAATGTTAAGGGATGGATCAAACATAACAAAGAGATGGTTGCCGCTTTAGGTAAACAGGGAAGAGGTAAATATATTGGAGAAAAAGAACGTAGAAATGCAGAAATGCAGGCCGCATCTCGTAAAGCATACATTAGATACTGCGAATTTTATTTGAAATCTGGTGATTGGATTGGAATGTTTTCGGGACAAGATGAAGAACATAAAGTAGTTCCAAGATGTGTTGCTATGGCTTATTACCCTGACGGAACTCCTAAGAGGTCTGTGGGGGTATTCTATCCAGATATTGGTGCAGTATGGTCAAAAGGGATGGATGAATCACAATTCGGAAGTTTGCAAAATAGAGATTATTATAACGCAACAGAAACAGTTGCATTGACAGACAAACAATTTATAGGAGAAGTTTGATATGGCAGAATTTAATATTTTAGAAACCCTTGAATTGGTTGGTAAGGCCAAAACAAGAGAAGAGAAACGACAAGTTCTCACAGATAGAGACAATTTTGCAACTAGGGCGTTGTTACAATTGAATTATCATCCAGACGTTAAATGGCATCTACCGCCTGGGAAACCACCATATACGCCAGGACAGGTAGCGGATTCAACTCCAAATTCACTTCATTTTGAGATAAAAAAGTTGGATTATTATGTTGATCCAAGTCCACACGATCTTCCACAACTTAGAAGAGAATCAATGTTTGTTGAATTATTAGAACGAGTTGATCCAAATGATGCAAAACTTATTCTTGCTGTTAAGGATCGAAAATTGTCTTATAAGGGGTTATCTTATAAGTTAGTTAAGGATACCTGGCCAACTCTTCTTCCAGATATTGAAGAAAAAGAAGAATCACCAGCTAAGAAAGACAAGATTGTGAAAAAAGATACCGTCCCAACGACAAGTAGTGGGGGAGTAGATTGGTAACAAAGCCGTTGCTGAACGATAAAATTGCATAAATATAACTACATTTGGTTGATGAGTTCTATATTTCATGTTTCTGTGAATGAAATTAATAACCAAAAAAAGGTACAAATATGGTAAACGTAGTAAGGATGTTCCTTGCTTTATTTGCTGTACTATGGTATACTACTTCACCGCTTAATAGTAATGCACCTACTCAAATATGGAAACCAATCATAGTTGAGACTAAGGCTGTACCAGACTATTACAAACCTCTTGAATTTGTCAAAGTAAAATACACACCAGAAGATGTTCTCTGTCTGGCAAAAAATATTTACTTTGAAGCAGGGGTGGAGAGCACAGCAGGAAAATTAGCAGTAGCGAATGTAACGATAAATCGTACACTCCGCAATAATTATCCCAATACCATATGTGAAGTAGTGCAAGAGGGTATTCATTATTATAATGCTCAAAAAGATGAACATTTTCCTGTGAGAGATAGATGTCAATTTTCATGGTATTGTGATGGAATGGGAGATGATCCAAGAGAAGGCAGAACTTGGAAATCCGCACAAGAACTCGCTAAAAAAGTTCTTATTAATTATCATGACAAAGCACTAATTGACATTACTGATGGTGCAACACATTATCATGCAAATTGGATGGAGAAATATCCAAGTTGGAGTAAAAAGAAGAAACTTGTGGTTTCGATAGATAGACACATATTTTATCGATCTAAAAATTTCAGTAAAAAAATGTGAGAAAAAACTTGACATTGTTGTTCCAACCTGTTATAATATACATGTAACACTAAAAAAAGGAGCAAAATATGAAACATTTAGTACTTACATTATGGTTTGTTCTGTTTTTGAGTTCATCAGCACTAGCAGGAGTTGAATATGTGACAGAAGAGGTTTGTCACGCTCCTGCCGGATGTTGGGTGAATGTGGAAACTGGCGAGTGTCCAGCTTGTGTAATTGGAAGACGAGAAGTTACACATACACATGAAGAAAAACCAGTAATAAAGAACCAGCCGGTTGTCAAAACGACACCAAAGAAAGAAATTACCATCCCATCGAATAAAAAGTGGGTTGGGACTCTTTTCAGATGTCAGGTGGGATGTCGTTATGCATATTGGGATTCGGCAGGAAATAATTACGATAAAAAAATGAATCGGGTTTTTAATTAGGAAAATATGCCTTATTATGACTACATTTGCGAGAAATGTGGTAAGGATTTTGAAGAATCTTTACCCATAGCTCGGAGGGATGAACCCACCAAAAAACCATGTCCAATTTCTGACTGTGATGGTGGAGTTAAAATGATGTTTGCAAAACCATTTGTTGGTGATCCTTGGCATTTTGCAAGGAAAAAAGTCGATGATGGATTCAAAGACAGACTTAGAGAAATAAAAAGCAAACATTTGCACAGTACAATAGATGTACATTAATATATGAAACAATTTAATTATGATCTTCTTGAAAATCGAAAAGATCAACTAGAACAAGACAATTCAAGTGAAGATAGGGTATATCATTCTCCGAATGGTACATATCCATCTATTACTAATCTTCTTTATCATATGATTACAAAACCAGGCATTGAAGCATGGAGAGCGAAAATTGGAGAAGAAGAAGCAAATAAGATTTCTGGACGAGCTGCAAGGCGTGGTACTAAGGTTCATGGAATACTTGAAAAATATTTACGTGGTGATGAAAACTATTTAAGAAAAGAAAATGGTGGAAGTGTGATGCAAGATCACAAAGAAATTGTTCTTGCAAGCATACCACAAATAGATGCAAGAATTGACAATGTTCGTGGAATTGAATTGTCAATGTGGTCAGATCACCTCAAGGTTGCAGGAACGGCAGATTTGATTGCAGACTATAATGGTGAACTTGCAGTCATTGATTGGAAGACAGGAAGTTATGTCAAAAAAGACAAATATGTTTTTCATTATATTTTACAGGGAACCGCATATTGTCATATGTTGGCCGAAATGTATAAATTGGTTCCGAAAAAAATTGTGATTTGTACACTTATTCGTTTTAGTGATCCTAAAAAACCAGTACCATTTATGGATGGTGATAAAGTTGTAGATTTACTTGTTGAATGGAAAGAATATAATCCCGAAGATTATGTTGATGAACTTCTCAAAGTATGTAAAGGATATCATTTTAGTAAAAATGGATAAGATAAATATTTAAGTATTGATGACATTAGTGAAATAGACTAGACAAGACGCCGGTTCGACTCCGGCCGCCTCCACCAAGAACCTATGAGTAGTATATTAGAAAAGAAATTAAGTATTCTTGAAAGGCTTCCTAGTTCTCGCAGAATGAGAGAGCACGATGAAGCTGGGAAGACCTCAAAGAAACATCCTAAGAAGCATCATTATGATGAACACTTCAACAAGGATTGGGATGCAGATTTGTGGGACTGACTCGTAGTTTGTTGATGGGGGCGTATTTGGAAATCGATTGATAGTAGTAAAGACTAAGAGAGATACCAGTTGAGCAACGACTGTGAATGTGCAACAACCATAATCGCAAACAATAACGATTATACTTCCGCATCGGTTTACTACGCAATTGCTGCGTAGCCGATAGCCGAGTTAGGACTTTAGTAGGTTCGGGGGATCACTTGGGAACAGAAGAATCCCCCTCTAACACACACAACACACACATAGAAAGGAATATTATGTCATTTGATAACACGATTAAATTAGTAAAACTTCAACGAGCAACTCTGGTCCAGGCCATCCAAACAATTGATGACCATTTTTATGCAATCAAACAGCCTAAGGCCATCCTGGAGCTGCGAGAAGCACTGGACCATGTCCTGAATCATAACAAAGATATGGACGAGGGTTCAGAGATGGAGCTCA